TTTTGAGCAGCGTCTATATGAAATGCTTGTGTAACATCTGCTCCATCAGCAGAAGTGAACATAAATATTTCGCCATCATTATTAGCATCTCCACCTAAACCAATTTGTGCAACTCTTTCGTTACCGCTTCTTCCTGCTTGCCTAGCTTCAAATATTAAATAACGATTATTAGTGGTTGATTCTCCTATGATAATACTATTGTTATCACTTTCCATCTTTAGAATACGACCAAGATTACCATTGGAACTTGTTATATCAGAACCACCAATCATCATATGCCCATCAATTACTGCATTCGCACTAGTTGATAATTCTCCAGTTGCTAGTACTGTCCCAGCAAATGTGGCATCTCCAGCACAAGTTAATGTAGAGCCATCAAAAGTAAGATTGGCTTCTGCATTTAAACTGTCTCCATTAATATCAGTAATAACTCTATTATTGGTACTATTAGTAATAACATCGCTAAGGTCTAATCTAAATTCTTCACTAACTAAATCTAATCCAGTACCTGCCGTATATGTAGTATTTGTATCTTGAGTAATAAAATCTATCGTACCATCACTATCTTGGTATGTAACTGTGCAATTTGTTTCTGTATTGCCAGAAACCATAGCTCCTACTAAATCCTGTATTGCTTCGTCAGTAAGAGTTGCTCCTCTTGAGCAAGTATTTGCACTAGTTTGGTCTGCATTTGCATTTGTGCATTTAGCATCTGTATATCCCACTGCTATTGAACTACCTTGCCAAACCCCAGTCCCTATTGTTCCAACTGCAGTTATTTGAGTTTGAGAAGCATCTACATTAAAAGTTGTGCTAGATAAAGTAAGACCTGTCCCACCAGTATATGTAGTATTAGTATCTGCATAGTTTAAAGTAACAAGATGAGGGTCTCCAGAAGTACCCGCCCCTGTTACTACCCCTATACCACCACTTCCTTGTTGGGTAGTAAATTTTACATATTCACCTTCGGTAACATCTACATTAGAATCTGCATCAGCAAGCTTAAAGCCGTCACCCATATCCACCGTATCTGTATAATTAGTTGAATGAATTGTACCAGTGCCACTTGCAGTCCAGTCTGGTATATCTGCTGTTCTTGCAATTGTGCCAGCTGAAGATGGTAACGTAAGAGTTACATTCGCAGTTGAAGCTGGCCCTATTACTTGTACATAATTAGTACCATTATCACTATCTTCTCTGAACAAAATATATCCAGCACCAGTAGAACCTCTATCTAAATCTAGATATGGTGTTTTTATAGAAGTGCTTCCAACGATATTCGTCGCAGTTAATGTAGCAGTTGCAAAAGTTAAATCTGAATCATCTTGCAATTGCCCATTAGCAGCGTAAAAAGCTACTCTTCCAGAAGTCCTATTATCAGCATACAATTCAGCTGCTCTAAATCCATAAGTCCCTATATCTAAATTATCTGATGCAGTTAAACCATTGACAGTCAATCCTGTACTAATTGTCATATTTGGAACAGTAAGGGCTCCAGTGCTAGGATTAAGATTAAAAGATGCATTATCATACACAGATAAAGAACCACTTGTAGCAGATGAGAATAAAAGATAATGAGTTGCATCTGTACTTCTTGTAGCTACTGTAACAGTTCCTGCGTTTCCAGAAACATCTCCAGTAACATTACCAGTTAGAGGGCCTGCAAAAGCATCTGAGGTAACTGTACCGTCAAAAAATGCATCTTTAAATTCTAATGTAGATGTTCCAAGGTCAAGGCCAGCGTCGGTAACTGGATAAAGTGCAGACGCATCTAAAGTTAATTCCGTAGAATTATTTATTTTAAAATCAATTTCGTTTGCTGTACCAAAATCAATAGCAGTTTGAGAATCTTCACCTATAATTAAATCAGTAGCATAAATTGATGTAATATTTGTTTGAGCCGCAGCTAAAGTAATTGCACCAGTATTTGCTATTGTAGCATCACCTGACAAAGCAACTTCTTGATAACTAGTTCCATCTGATACAAGAATCTTATTATTAGTAACATCAGGCATTATAAGTAAAGCGCCTATTGTAACATTAGCATTAAATATTGCATTTCCTGCTTCACTACCATCAAGAGTTAACATAGTTATATCAGAAGTAGCATCTGTACCTTTAAATATAACATCACTATTATTAGCAGCTGCGTCTATTGTAATATTACCAGAAGATGTTGTAATTGTTACAGCTGCATCTCCACCAGTAATATCATCAGCAGCTGGAGTAGCTGCAGTTGCAGTATAAGTACCATCAGAAGATATAGTCCCACCACTTCCTATCTTTACTAACCCTAATTGTGTTGAAGTTGCGATTGGTATATCTGGAATACTGCCATCTTGAACTAGTCCTGTAAAATACCATCCAGAATTTGTTTTATAATATAATCGAGGATTTCCATTTACAATTTGGATTCTATTTTCACCCTCAAATCCATCCATGACTGGAGGAAGTCCGTAACCTATTTTAGGTCTCTCGGCTTTTTGAAGTTTTAATGTTCTAGTTGCTCTATCAGTAAAAGTTGGCATTATCTTAAAGCATATGGAGAGGAAGGAAAGGACATTGATATTTTGCGCTTATTACTTTCATTGTCCCCGACTTTTCCCCAAAACTCCTTCATATAATATTCTTTTCTTTCAATATCCCCTTCTCTATCAGCTAACATCGCTTTTAAATAATCTACACACGCTAAAGATAACATTCTATTCAAGTTTACATGAGAAGATTCGTCAGCAGATGAAGTAGTAACTTTCTTAGGTATTTGATATATTGTTACACTTTCTCCAGCAGTCTCTGCTGTAAAGCTACCAGTAGCAACTGTTAATGTCCCAGCTGCTTGAGCAGTAAGTGTATAGTCACCATCATTACTCGAAGAACCTATTACTCTTATTTTATCAGTAGCTCCAAAATCTCCAAATCCATTTGCTGAATCTGTAATTGTATCTGTACTAACACCACCATCTACAAATGCAATAGTACTTGCACTATAAAATACTTGCATATCCTCTAAAGCTTCTGCAATAAAAGGAGTATCTAAAGAAGTGTACTCTATTCTTAACCCACTTGCAATATCCTCATCTGGATATATAAAGTATGTACCAGAAGAATCATCTGGCAATCTAATCTTATAACTTCCTAAAGTATCAGTTCTTCCATAATCAGACCTTTGATATAATTGAATACTTCTACCATTTAAGTAGTAAAACCAAGTTTGTTCTGTTTTATAACTCATTATTCTGGGTCTGTATCCTCTGTCATATATGGTTGACTAGTAAGTCTTCTAATTTTTTTATATTTACTATCACTTGTATCTTTGACTGAAATATGTTTTATATTTACCATATCTTGAGGAAGTAAATAATCTCTCTCTCCATCTATGATATTATACTTAACTACTTTTAAATCTTCTTTGGAATTTGATTGTAAAAGATGAAATGCATCTTTCAACCATGCTAAAGCAAGTCCAGATTGTTCCATCCCTGCTCTTTCCATTAATTCTTGGACTGTCATTATGGGCCCGTAACTGCAAAAGCCATAAATTCAACTGCAATAGTTCCTTGAGTTGATGCTGTCCCATCTACAGCTACACCATCACTTGCGCATATAGCAAATTCATTTAAAGTACATCCTTTACGAACTGGCAAAGCTATAGCCTCTCCCGCATAAAGTCTTGCAATAGTTACTCTTTCATTACTTGCACTATTAGTCTGAATCGAAAGAAGGTCTGTCGTATTAGCTGTAGAGCTTAAAGCTGTTGGACTATTATATTCAAATCCAGTATGTTTAAAATACACAAATCCAGTTGCTGCTAAATCAGTTACTAAGACAGCAGAAGATTCATCTACTTGAGTAGCCTGTAAATAATATTTAGCACTGTCTGTATATCCATCATTAGCTCCGCCACCAGATTCTACTGTTATTCCAGTTAACTTATCACCGTCAGTAGCAGCCCCTCCTACTTGACCACTACCGCCTGCAGACCCAAAGCACTCACTGGCTGCGATAAAATTAGAAGCTGAACCTTCCTGGCTAGCCCCTACATCTTCTATTGGAGTTACACTTACTGCAAATTTTACTTTATCTGCCATATTTATTACCTCTTATTGTTGTTTAGCAACTTGAGTTGCCATTGTTTTGTTAATCATTAATTTTTTTCACTTTCCCTCGGAGCCATTAGTCCGAATGCTTGGTCATATTGACCTTTTAATGCTGCGTACCTTTGACTCATCCAATTATATTCAGTTGTGTCTAATTGTATTTCAGCAGCAACCTCATTTATCGCAGCGGCATGAGCCTGAGCTTCTTTTTGTATATCTTTATCAAATCTTAATGATTCATTTTGAATATCGTTCGCATAAGTTTGAAGTTTACTCGCATAATCAGTTGTATATTTTTGAAATTTTTGTGTCCATTCTTCATTTATCCATTCTTGAATCTTAGCATTAACTTCTGAACCATAGACTTGAATCTCAGCTTGATATTTTTGAACCTTACGAGTCTCATGAGTATCAAGTAACTGTGCTTCTTGTATCTTCTCTTGCATTGTTGCTTGGTATATTACATTCTCCTTATTGAATTTATTTAATTCATTTTGAATATCTGCTTGATATTTTGCCAAATTATCAGATTCAGTCTTAGCCCAAGCTTGGTGAACTGTACTTAACTCTAGCTGATACCGAGATAATTTCTGTGTATATTCTTGAACCTCTTTAGATACATCAGCTTGGTATTTACCAACGTCAGCCTGATACTTTTGTAATTCTAATGTATAATCTTGTACTGAAGCTTGTAAAGTTAAATCCCCTTCTTTCTGAGCTTCTTGAGCATTTATCTGAGCTTGCTGTATTGCTTCTTGTAATTTTGCTTGGTATTCTTTGTCTTCTTTATTGAAAGTATTAAGGTTGCTTTGCATTTGAGTAGAATATGCTTCTATGTATCTTCCAATTTTTTGTAACTGAGCGGTCGCTAATTCTACATCTTCTTCATCTTCTAATAACTCTGCAGCTGTTGTGAACCACATAGAAAAATCAAGAAAATCAGCATCTGTTCCATATGCATCACCAGTGAGAGCAGTCATAGTTGTAGTTAATTCTTCAGTAACTCCACCAACTGTGGGAGCAGTATAAGTAGGAGGAGTCCCCACATTTGAAATTGTTGTAGAAGATATTCCAGGCGATGATATGGAAGGTAAAGATGGAGTTGAAGGTGGAACTGATGTTATAGATAAAGCACCAGGGTCACTATCTCCAAAATCTGTTAATGTCCAGTAATCTTCTAAAGCTGTTTGAGATTGTAAAACAGGTGCAATATATGATGGAGCCAAACTACTAAAATCCGCAACAGATTGCGAAGATATGGTAGGTACAATTGGAACTGATGGTAAAGTCAAAGCATTTACACTCGCAAGGCTCGGAGCTGAAAATGATGGTTTAACAAACCCAGCAGGAGCAGTCCAGCTTGGTATGGTTTCTGAAATTGCATATGATGATAGCTTATTCAATAAAGATTGACAAGCTGCGTACAATACAACTAAATATACCTTTGATTCTGGAAAATATTTTATATCACTATGGGAATATGCTAACGATGCTCCATTAGTTACATCAGTAGGAGTACCATTAATGTAATAAATCTTATATTGAGTAGATGAACTTGAAGGAGCGGGGAATACTAATACAGCCCCATCTTCGGACATCATATATACTGGATGATACGCAGTTGCATATTCTAAACTTGAACTATCAGTTACTCTTGATTGCTTATCTATTGATATTCTTCTTGCAGGTCTCCAGTCATCATTCGTACCAGATTCTCTTATTACAGAAATTACTTTACCACTATCAGATGTTAAAGCCCCTTGAGCGCTACTCGCAGAGGATATTCTTACAAAATCACTAGATTGTTCAGGCCTTAAAGATAATATTCTTTCTGTAACATCAAGAACTCCATCTTTTAAATATTCTGTCAATTCATTTTGTGTAGGAGAACTGCTACCATCTATTGATAGTCCAGTTAACCCCTCTACTCTTTCTTCAAAAGTTGCCATCCAGTTGAACTTTCTTCTTCTAAATCTGTTATATCTTCTATTGTTATTATATCGTCAATAAATGAGATAACGCACTCTCCAACTAAAAAGGAGGGAAAACCATTGAAAAGCGCGTATCTCATATTTTCATCTTTATATTGTGCTATTAACTCACAAATTTCAGATTAAGTGTTAGCAGACGCCGTTCCTACAGCCCAGCCATCTTGGTCATTAGTTGTACCACTTACATACCATAATCCACCAGCGGATTTAATATGCACTTGGTCTCCAGCTGCTCCCTTAGAAGCTGCTAATGTCAACTGGTCATGACTACTTCCATTGAAATCAATTCCTACATCACTTGTACCTTCTAAGGAATCAATACTTCCGATAAAGAACTCAGTCCCATCTTTAGCATCAATGTTATAAGCGCCAGTACCATTGGCTGCTTTCAATAAGAAAGTAAACTCTACTAAATCTTCACTAATGATGGATGGTAAGCTGCAAGCAGCTGCCCCATTAGTGCCACCTTCGATTAAAATCGTTGCGCCACTATCAGTAACAGCTAAACTAAGAGCTGTAGCTCCATCACTAATAATAAGTTTGTCAACTTTCTTACTTGCTTGTAAGTCGTATCTGTTTTGTCCATACATCGGATTTCTAGATGCCATAATTCTACCTCTTATTTCCAGACGGCATGGGATTCAGGCATTTGCCATTCCATACCAGCTTCAGTTTGAATTAAGTCAACTCTACGGTCAACACCACTATTCTCTAGAGTTTGTACTCCAACATAAATCGCTGTATCACGATTTAAGCCGTTTCCTTGTAGAGGTCTGTATGCACAGTGTCTCATATTTACACCGAGCATTTTCACAGGTGAACCATCCAAGTGAACATTGCGAGTTACATTCATATCTCCATAAGGAGTTGTAAATGTAGTTACATCTACACCAAATGCTTTCTTACTTCCAACTACACCCATATCCCAGTTTGCACGAGCTTGTGAATCGCTAGCTGTAGCTATTTGAGACATATTTGCACTCAAATATCCACTTAGTTTATGCAACCAGTTATATACGTCTGTACTTACGAAGAATAAAGTAGCATTTGCATTATTGTAACGAGGGTCTAAGAAATGAGACATATCATCCAAGAAATCATCTTGTGATTTTGTTCCAGTTCCGCCCATACCAGAACCATCAAATACATTACCATAACTGATAATATAATCAACAGCACCTTGAGTATGAGTTACTCCGTTACCATCTGTGTATTGTGAACCAAATAGCAAAGCGGTTTCAATATCCCACTTATGCTCTATTAATTTTTCTCTCCAAACACGAGCGTACTCATTAGGTTCATACTTTGTAACAGTGGCACGAGTTGTGTTATCCATTGCCAATGAAGTTTTGAAAATCTGAGTAAGTCCATATCCAGTCGAGAAAGGATTGTCTTTCCATGTTTCGGGGTATCCACTACCCTGTCCCCATGAATTTCCTACCACATAACATCTAGCAGCTTCTAGATATAAATTCGTCATAGCTGCCCATTCTGCATCTGTAATGTTAGAACCAGCAAGACTTTCATCTGCAGTTCCACCGCCACCCCAACCTGATAACTCATTATTAGTATCAGTATCAAGGTCTTTTACAACTACACATTTACAATTAATTGCATTTGTGTCAGCTGCTCTACTACCAGTCGAAGTAGCTGTAGCTTCTTCAACACGAACAACAATATAGTCGTTTGTAGACATAGCAGTCGCTACTGTGCTTGTTCCAGCTTCAGAACCTTGCATAGGTATCTTAACCAATTGACCAGGAATCATAAATCCTGGCGCAGTTCCGTCATCACCAACTTGAACTGAGTTAGTTGAACCACGAACTTGGCCAATATTACCAGCTGATTTATAATCAGTCATAAACTGAAAATAATAAGTATCGCCTGGGTCAATATTGCCTGCTGTTACAGTTGCTTGACTTGCCGACATGCCACTAAGAGTAGTTCCATGCGCAGTTACATATGCATAACGTTTGTGATAAGAGGGACGTCGTTCCGTAAATTTGAACTGGTGGTCGTCAGTTGGCTTTTTAGAAACTTTAGATAAGAATCTAAAAAACGGGTCTTGCGCAATAGCTAACTCTGATACTCTATCACCAAAGTTATACTTCCGCCTAAGGTCGCCAGTGCTAAGGGCAGACCCAGCAATCGCCGAACCACTTTCAGTCAAACTGGAAACATCTGAAATTCCGAATAAATCGGCCATGTGTCCTTCTCCTTGTAGTCTTTTAGACTACTGTTATTGACTTTAATTATGTATTAGACTACCTGCCTAATACATTCTCTAATGTTGAGTCAATACCCAGTATTTCTTCAAAGACTGAATCGTCTGCGGATTTTTGCGGCTCTGGAGAGCTCCCCTGAGAAGCTAGAGATTGTGGTCGCTGTTGAACTCTTTTCATTTGGTTAGTAACCTCTTGATTTGCAGTCTGTGCGATTTGTTTCTCTCGTTGCCCCCTGTTCATAAGATAATAAATATCATCTAACTGTAAAGTTTTATTTTTAGCAAATGATACAAAGTTTGCCCATTGCTCTTCTGATAAATTGTATTTAGAACGAAATTCAGATTCTCTTGTAAGTCTCTGATTTTCATTTTTCTGCACACTCAAAGCATCAGTAAGTCTTTTCTGGACTACTCCGTCAATCGTCGCTGCTAAAACTTTAGCAGAATCTGAGTCAGGTTTTGACATCGCTTCATCTGGGTCAAACACAAAATCTTCATCCAATTGTAATCTTTCTTTCATACTAACTGGGGCTTGACCTCCACCCTCAAAATAACCTCTCACATGAGAAACTAAATTGGGGTCTTCTCTCATAGCATCGAGTATAGGCATATAGGGTTCAATTTCATTTAAGCGTCCACTTAATCGTTTAGCTTCTCTGCTTGAATCCGAATACCTTTTTTGCAGATTTTCAATATCCGCCTGTCCTTCAACAGGGCTCTCTTTTTGTTGTTGTTCAGCAAGAAACTGATTTCCTGCGTTCTCCAACTCTTGAGAGGTTGTCTGCTCAGATGAAGGCGGGGCATCATCTAATATGCCACCATTAACCTGAGTATCGAGAGCCTCGAAAAACCCTTCGCTACTCATTCCTACCGCACTTTCTGGGGCTCCGTTTTCTGGAGCGTTGCTTACTTGTACATTTTCACTCATAATATATCCTTTTTATGATTATTTAAGTTATTATTTTTCTTTGTTACTTTCAAAGTCTTTTTTTGCGTCCATTCTTGCTTCAGCTACAGCTGTTTTCACCTCTCTTGCAAGGTCTTTTTTAGCCATCTGAACTTCTCCAGTCATCATTCCCCTGAGAAGTTTTTGCTGAGCTTCGGTATCAAGAACTTGTTTTTTCACTTGAGTGCTGGCTTCATTTACTTTCATCTTAATACCTGCCTGTACTAATTGTCTTTCAAGAGTTTCAATTGTACCGTCTTTATCTTTTATTGCTTCAGTCATTTGTTCTAATTGGGATTGCAATTGAGAATACAAACTCTTTCTATCTACTAATTGTTTCTTATTTCTTATATCGGTTTCTGCTATCATTGCGATATCATCAATCAATCCAGCCTGGAACCATCTAAAATATTCTTCTAATAAAGCCCATCTATTAAGAGGCAATGTAGCTCCCGCTACCACTCTTACATCAAATCTAGAAGATTCATAATCCATCCACTTTCCAATTGCTTGTCCAAAATCATTAAAAATTGGAATATTTACTCTTACTTCTTTATCTTGGTCTGGCTCTTGGCCCGCTTGAGGTTGAACTATTCTAAATACTTTATCAATTGTATAGTGTTTTTGAGATACCATTTGAAAACATTTACCAAGATGTTCTAATGCTGGCTCTACAATAGTAGACATCCATGATTTTAATCTTCTTGTACCAAATTCATCATTCGCAAGTAATCCCCTATAAGTTTCAGCCTGCTCTTGGGTGAATCCCATCATAGCTGAAGGCACACCAGAGATATACTCTGCATCTGCTTTACCTTCTTGGGTAATTGTATAAAAAGCATTATTAATAGGAGCTGGAAGAACAGGAGTAGGAGGTTGAAATCCTTGTCTGTATTTTAATAAAGCACCTGGGCTTGATGAATACTGTTCCCACTCTTCCTCATCTACAGAGCCTTCTTCATATAGCCACCTAAGATTAGAAGCTAAATTTGCATTATGAACCATAATCTGATGAGCTTTATTAATCTCTTGTTGTTTACCAATTAAAGGCATTACTGCTGACATTGGATAAGGAGTCCCAGTATACAAATAAGGTACTGGAATTATTGGATACTCAGTAATCGGTAATTCATACTCATATAGAAATACATCATCTCCAACACTACATACTAATTTAATTCTTGTTTCATAAAAATCAACAAAATCCACTACATTCTTTTTGAACTCTTGACTTTTCATCATGTTATCAAATTCTTCTTTTCTCATGACTACTTGTTCTACTCTCGTCATTTCTTCTTGAGCAGCTGATGTTAATTCTTGCTGTTTTTCTGCAATCGCAGTTTCCATCATTTGCTGAGCTTTCTTTAGTTCTAATTCTGCTCTTTCTGGTATGATTTCTCCCATCTCTAATGATTGCTGTATTGACAACATCTTTTCTTGCAATTGGACTTCAGCTTCTGCTTGAAATTCTTGTAATTGAACCTGTACAGATTGTTGTAATTGTTCCTCCTGTTCATCAGTCAAAGGAATTCTAATAAAAGCATTTACAAATGGAACCTTGATTTTACTATAGTTTTCATAGTATGCAATAATTTGGTCTTCTTCTCCTTTTGGGTCAAGAGAAAAACTAATATCTTCTGGTTGTATAATCTTAGAAGACTCTACATTTCTTTGAGAAAAGTTAGAAGAATACTCACTACTGGTTGTTTTGTTTATCTTTGCTGAATGTTGTGGGAATAAATTCTTTAACTGACTTTTAGATAGATTCTTTTTTATTATTATAAAAGACGCATCTCTGAATAAGAAATCACGACTTGCAGGGTCTACAAATACATCATAAGGGTCTATTCTACTAAAAGTAACTTCCCCTTTTCCATGGTCTGCATCTTGGTCTACATCTACAAGAAAATATCCTACTCCTTTTACCAAAGAATCAAGAACAACTTGTCCATATATAGAATTACCATTAGAAAGATGCCAACAATAATCAGATATATCAGAATGGACTTGAGCTATATCTGTATCATCTCCAGTCGCACCTACAGCTTTCCATCTGGGAGAATTAGCCGTAACAAAATATTTCATTATTTCAATAATAGGTAAAATCCTATTAATTGTAAAAGAAGGCATTCCAGATTCTTCTAAAGACTTTTCCTCATCATGGGTAAGTTGTTCATCAAGATAAAAATCGTACCCTGTCTGGCTTTTACTTCTCCACTTAGACCTATCTGTACTATTAGCTCTGTCCCACAACTGTTTATTGATATGGGCTTTATTTTTTCTTCCTCTTTTTGCCATTATTGCATCAACCTTTTCTCTAGTTTACCAAGAATGCTCTTATCTAAGTCAAATTGAAGTTTAACTCCTTTTGTCCCACCAATATTTCCAGTCCCCAATTTAAATTTACCATACTTTGTAGGGAATGATACTTTGCCAGCATCTACTCCTATTCCAGTTCTTCTTGCAGCTTCATATAATAATAATGCCCCAGCAGAAGGAGCTGGATTCTTTCTTAGAGTATCCGCTGCAGTTGAAGCTTGAGACATATAATTTTCCCATATAGAAGAAGGGTCAGAACCAGATAAAGTTTCTGCAACATTTGTACCAAATCCAAATAATCTACCGTATAAAGATTCTTGACCAACAGGAGATTGTAATCTCAAATTAGATACACTCATAGGAGATTGTGATTGTTTATATGGAATCTTTGCTTGTGGCATTATGCTATCACCCAGCTTTTTGCTCTCTTTTTAGGCTTAAACCATTCTTTTTTTGACTCATTTTGTCTCATATTTGGCGGAAATGCGTGTAATTGTGCATAATAAAGGGTCTCAATTGTATCATCATGGGCCATTTTAGGGCCAAAAGTAATGATTTCATTGGTTAAATCAAACATATTTTCCTTTAAAAAGACATTTCCAGTACTAAATCTACCACTTAAACCACTATAAATTCTATTTCTTTTATTAGTTCCACCAGGTTTTTCTGGGATTACTCCAATATTATATTTATTCTCCAACCTTCTTCTTTCATTTAAAGCTTGAAATATTGACCTATTCATAGCCACATCTTCTACAGTACTCGATACGCAATTATACTTTTGATGCATATCCATTATATAATCAACAACCCCCTTCTTCCCAATTATTTCCCCACTGTTATCTCTAGAACCTACAGTCGGAATACTTCTGTGCCTCTCATACTCCAATACATACAATTTATTATTAGGGTCAATAGCAATTGCCATTATAACTGAGAAATCAGAAGTCTTAGTATCAATATCTGTAGCAGGGTCGCAACCAATGAATGTGTTACAAGGAAACTTCTCACCGTCAACGTGAATATAGTTAATCCCATCTTCATTTTCGTAATAGCCTTCCCAATGTTTTATGTGCCTTCTATTCCAAACTGAATCTTCTTCAGACTGGACTTCCATCATATATTCTTGATAAAACTTTTGAGACTGACCGCTATCGTAATAGAATTTTTTCTTTTCGTCTAGCTTCTCTTTAGAAAAAAATGATGGCCAAAGTGGAGTTCCATCTGGTAAAATTGCCTTATAAGTTATGACCCTCCAAGAAAAGTCTTCACCACCTTTTTGAGCTTTTTTATAATTATTAATAAGATTATTAATAAAGGAATCGTAATGTACGGGAGTGCCATTAACACGCAGCCTACCAGTATGAGGTTCAAGCGCAGGATAAACAACAGCTGTGACCAGATTCGCATTCTTAGCTCTCGCATCTGGTGTAATGGTATTTGCCTCATGTTCAAAATCATCTAATATAATTAAATCATATCTTTTATGGAGTTTCGCTCCTCCTCGAATACCAGCCACATTACTTTTAGATATAAGTTTACACCCATTAATTAACTCTATATCCTCTTCTGTCCATTTCTTTCCTTTTAAATTTCCAAAAAAATACCTAATACTGTCATTAAATTCAAGGTGATGTTTAATATAATCCATATTCCCTACTGATAATTTCTGAGTAGCAGATACCCAAGCATAAAAATGCATATCTTCTTTTGGGCAAAAAACAAAATCTTTTATAATAGAAGCTTTGGTTAAAACGGTTTTCCCATGACCTCTTGGAAGAATAATTCCCAATTGCTTTATTCCTACATCATCAATAGAATCAGCCATCTCATAATGAAATGGTGGAGTTTCACTTCTCAGGAAATCGTCAGGAAGAAACAGCTTACCAAATGCAATTAAATCATTATGAGCGAGAAGTAATTGCTCTTCAGCTTCACTTACGTTTCTTTTGTTTATGTTTACTGTCTTTTTTTCTTTTTTCATCTAAAAATTTTTGGAACTTTTTTTTATCTTCATTCATTTCTATATAAAAGTCAAGAGCTAACTCACAACTCCTTTGCCTTTCAATATAATTAGCAAGAGCATACTCAAGCATTTTTACTCTATCAATCAATTCTTTTCTTTTCAATTTTCTCTTTGTAGCAATCATTTTATTCTTTCTATTTTAAATTCTTCCAATAATTTATCTTCATCTGCATCTTTAGTAAAAGAAACAATTGAATCTACAAATCCTTGAATATATGCTTTAGATTCTATCATAGTATCAAAAGACCTCATTAAAGCATCAGTTTTATCTTTTTTAGCTTTTTTCCAGAATACCAAAAACTTCCCTCCATATATCATTTCCCTTGACCTCTATATTTTTTTCTATAATACTTCTTACTTACTTTATTCCCATACTTACTATTCCTGCCATGCCCCTGTCTAGTCTTCTTGCCATTCGGCTTAGTATAATCATCCACTGTACATTTTCCCCTTAAAGATTGCTTTTCCATCGTAAATACCAATTGAATCTACTTGAAATCTTTCTTTATCATATTCTATTATTCCAAACCCTTGTTGCCAATTATATCTGGTTCCCGCACCAGGGACTATTCCATCTATTCTTGCTAAAGTACCTAAAGAGATTGCCTGATATACTTTTGGTTTTCCATGTGTCCAAACTGTCTTATGGCCCATCTCCAACCTATGAACATGACCTTGGATTACACTAATTCTTGGAGAGCCCAACATCTTCATTACGCTTTGGCCGCTTTTCTGGCCTACTTTGTTTCCATGTATGCATACTAGATTATCATTAACGTAGAACTCTCCATGAGGATAATTGCCAATATATTCCACTCCCATTTTATGTAATCCCAACATATAAGGAACCGATATAATAGGAGGAACATTTGGCTCATTAGCTGGCTTTATACCATAAGCCTGAATTGTATTCTGAATAATACTATCAATCATTCTTTTTTCATGATTACCTTCTATATAAACCATCTCATTACAATATGGTCTTAATTCCCCAATCCAAGAAGCCAGCCAGTCTAAACTAGGCTGTGTCGTAAAATAAAACTCTGGAGAACGCACATAATGAGTAGACCAATCTGGTAAATCAAGCATGTCTCCTAACATTATTATGCGATTTGGCCTTATTTCCTTAATTATTTCTGTAACTATACCAATAGCCTTTAAATCATGAAGTGGAGATAGTTTTCCAGTATTAAAATCCTTTTTAAATCCTACTTGAGCATCTGGAAGAACCATATCAACCTTTAAATCTCTCTTAGGAATCTTTATATTAAATTTTACAGGAGTAACCTTTGCCCCTTGAACTGAGGGAAAATCACATTTAACTGGGACTTTTCTTACAAGAGTGGCCCTCGCCTGATAATTCGTATGAGTATTCCAGACTATTTTCCCATCTACTTCTTCTTTTGCAGAAACATCCCATTGGTTTACTTTAAAATTTGTTACTTTCCAATCATCTTCAATTATATTGAATTTCTTTAATAATGATTTTAAAGTCGGAACTTTTCCTGTTCCTACATTATCAGTTAGATAAATATAATTCAACTCTTCTACTTTAGCAGACGTAGATGTATTTTTCTCTATAAATGTTCCTCCCTGATTATCTGTATATCTTTTTCCACAATCTTTACATCTATATCTTTGATATTCTCGACTTTTACCATCTTTTTTATTATTAACAGAACCGCATTCAGGACATATCATTTTCTTCTCCTTTTATTTCACTTAACTGAGGCCTTTCAGCCTTCTTAAGCTGTTCAGGCGAAAAGCCTTGGAACATACCTATTATTCCCATTTCTTTTTGTTTAATAGTTGTACCAGATGTGCCGATTATTTTTGCAAGCTCTTTTGTTGATTGCAATACGATACCATCATCTGAACTATTATCAGCTAGACACTTTAATTTATTTAATACGTATTCATGGTCTAATCCCATTCCTTTTGCTATATCTAATACTGACTTTTCTACTTCTTGCATAACTCGTTCCTGTTTTAATAATATTGTTGCTTTTTTCCTAGACTGTAATTCATCATCATTATTGAAGGCGTCCATATACGCTTTTACAGGCCCCATCCCGACTGCTACATTTGTAGCAAAAATCTTTTCTTTATTAGTTACACTCTCTCTATCTTTTACCGATTTAGGATTCTTCCCAGAGAATGTATATCTATTTGGATGCTTTGAAAAATCCGTATCCATCTTAACACCCTTAGTTTTTAAGAAGCTACCAACAACCGTGCGTACATATCCAGCAGCATATTTATAGTTCTTTCTATCGTTTGGGTGTCTAATTTTATCTACAACTTTGAGAAGTTGGACTATTTTTCCATCATCGCTCCATACCCAATCTCCTTCTTTAGCTGAACGCCAGTCTTTTAGAGGAGTCTTATTGGGATGAGCATTATAAAACTCAGATATATGTTCGTATATGTAATGCTTTTTATTTTTTATTTGGCGGTATTCCATTGTCCCCTTTTGAGAAATCACATGTCTGCTTGTATAGCATATCTATAAGATTATTGACTGCTATTGGTATATAATATACTTGATTATCTATTTCGATTGGACATGTTTCTTCGGAAGCAAGCTTTTTTAATATACTTTCTTGGTCTTCCCTCGTAAGATTCAAAAGTTCGAGTATGCCAATGGCCATACTAATACAAGAAAACAATTTCTCCAGCCGCTGGGGCTGAATCATCCCCGTTGTCTCTTGCCCCTTCTGCACATACTTGTAATACCGTTCCCGCTGGGATTGCTTTGAAATGTATCCAAGAACCTCCAACGTAAAGGTTGTAATTTCCTGCTACTCCACAATATACTGCTCTTGATGGGTCTAAAGTTGCAGTTGCAACCTCGACACTTACTGCTTTTATATATGGTGCAAGACTTTCCCTTTCGGTAAAATCCATTAATCCTTTAGGCATTAAATACTCCGTTTCATTTGTGGAAATATAGAATCTTTTAGGTTCATGATTCAACTCCTTTTTTATTGTACTTGTTATACAAGTAATACTCTGAAATACTAATAAAAACTAAAATAAACCGCCCTTATTATATAGTCCGAGAAATAGCAAAGTCAAGCTTTATTTTACATATGACCAAGTTTTTTCTGAAAAAAATCGAAGGATTTTGATATGCGCTCTTTTACACGTTTATACCCCCTAAAAGGGGGATTTGCAATATGCAATTTTAGTTAATTTACATTTTTTGAAATTTATTTGATAATAATAAAATACTAAACATAAAGGAAAATTATCATGACCATAACAAGAAAATCACTCGTTGCGAAAGCACATGGAATCCTATCAGACGCGATGGACAAAGCATTGAAAGCTCCTGTCCGTAGAGGATGGTCAAGGCTGGCTGGAGTATCTATACCATCCAAGCGTGATGTACTAGCAGCTGCTAAAGCTGACCTACAGATGATTAACCAAGTAGCTGAAACATTTGGATATGACCCTGTATGGAACGACCCCGACGAGCAAGAAGTAGATTTAGGCTCAGTCGACTAGGTAATTGGCCCTTCATTGGGCCTTTTACTTTACCCTTGACTGTCTTTACGGTCAAATAAAGTGTGAAAGTGAGATAATCACTCTAAATATGTCCATGTACATACAATTAGTGTTTCTAGGCATCATCACTAAGAGTCAATCATACATGGTCTCACAAGTCTTTGAAAAGTACTGAGTTTGTGATAACTTGGTCATTAACATAACAGCTAAAAATAGAGGAAATAACATGAGCCATTCATTTAGAATATCCACAAGCACCAAATCTAAAATAGTATCAGTTGAAGGTACTAGAGAGTATGCATTATCTTATGTTGCTGGATACATTCAAGCAATGCGTGATAAGATGAATTTAGGTCAATTTGTTAAGATTGACGTACACGAATTAAAAAACAAATAAAAGGAGAGAACAATGTTAGATTACACAGTAATACTATTTCTTACAGCGTTGGTATTAGGGCCAATAGCAGTTTGGTCATCACACAATTATACTAACTCTGTGCGTTTCGCAAATAAGATGATAGAAGAGCATGACTATTTTTGCCCATTTAAATATAAGTGGCAGATAGCTGATGATTTATCATTCAAACAAAAGGACTATAAGTTTACATATTTGATGTCAATGTCGAAAGAATCTGTAAAACAATTATGGTTTAATGCACATAACAAATAAACAAGTGATTTGGGATAGAGTGGCCGAGGGTTATTTGACGCATACGTGCGATGCTTAACTTTAGCGAATAACCCTTCTACCCTAATAAATTTAAACAGAAAGAAAATATAAAATGAAAGTTAACAGATTGGCTTTACATTTATGTAATAATGAATCTTGTTCAAGAATTGCAATTTATGAATTTACAGATTTAAACTTTGTAGATGACCTTACTATCAGTACAGATGACAATAATAATTTATGTTCTTATAATACAAAAAAAATAGTTATAGGTTATTCATGTGAAAATCATGTAGAAGAAGTAAATAAAATGTTAAAGGATAATTAATATGAGTATGCGAATAGAGCTTGATAAGAATAATATGAATGGAACAGTTTATTTAAGTAAAACTAAAAAACAATTATATGGATGGGTATGTGATGGTTCATTTAAATATCTTGGAGGTAAATTTGAATGGTTTAGAGAGCTTAAAGAACCTTATAAAAGTAAGGCTGAAAAAAGAATATTAGATTTATTTAATGCAATAAAAAGGAACAAATAATGGGCACATACCAAAACGCAACAACTTCCCCAACTATAACTGCGGGGTACATTCGCAAGCACTTTAAAGAAGAAACAGATAAAGAATATTATCAGATAATTTTCCCTGGCAATAAAATTATATGGGCGTTCTTTGAGAATGAGCATTACGAACAAAATATTGAAGATTTTAAAGAAAATAATGATTCTATTAAAGAGTTCTTTAAAGCTAGGACGTGTATTCCTAAGTACACAATATATAGAGACAAGAAAAAGATAGGAACAGCTCTTCCAAGAAATGCTCATGAACATGATGATAAACCATTTTTATATATTCCTAAAACATTAAAAAAGAGAGGAAAATATTCTAAAAATGGAAAAGCAATAGGAAGAAATTATTATATATTTGATGTTGATGATGATTATATAATAAATGATTCAGCAAGATTGCTATTTTACCAATAGAAAACTTGAACTAAACAAGAAGTCATAAAGGGAAGGAAAATAAAATGACTGAATCAAACAAAAAGATAATAGGATGGGGAATAGTCATATGTCTCATATTATGGGGAATATTAATGTCTCCTTTGAGAAAGAATGATGAAAAACCCGTAGAAACAATAACGCCATCAGTAGAAGAGCCAACGGTTGAACCAGTAGTTGAAGAA